ACCGCTGCCCAGACTGCGAACAGTCGTGAGTCGGTGGAGACATGCTCCAAGCGAGTCTCAATGCGGCCTTCTGGGTGTTGCGCCCAGAACTGGGTGATGCGTTCTGCAACCGTGACGTAGTTATCGAGGTTGAAGTGTGCCATTGTTATTGCTCCTTCTTGTTGAGGGTTACTGGTACTGCTGGTTGGCCTGCGCCATCGGACAAGCATTGCATCCGGTAGTCACAGTACGACAGGCAGAGTGGGTGACGGTCTACATCCCGGAGTTCAGGGTAGCCATCGTCATCAAGTGCTTCACGGTCAGGCAGTTGCCCATCAGCCAAGGTCACAAGGATTGCTTCCTGGCGAGCCAGCTCTCTGTCGGCCAATGGCTCCCACACATGGCGAGGGATGAACCACTCGGCGGTGCAGCGATCAGCGTCAGACAGTCCGGCTTCATTAGCCTTGCCTACTGAAATGTTCTCCAATGCAAAAGACATAACTACTACTTCGTCGCATCCGGAGCCAAGTGCGTTCCAGCCAGCCTGTCCAATGGCGGAGAGTGCCGGGCCAGCAGGGTTCTCAACACGAGCAGGGCGATCCTTGAAGCCAATTTGCTTCTTGAACTTCACGCCACCCATCGTCTTGATTTCAAGGGCAATCTTCTTGACCGTTCCATCGTCCATCTTGACGGTTACGACGCCATCTGCGGAGCCTGAGAGGTTGCTGCCGAGTCCTGAAGCAACTTCAAACTCAACGGTGGCTCCCTGCCACAGGCTGTCTACCTTCCACTTGATTGCATCTTGGATGACCTCGTGGAGGATCGTGCCAATTTGCATGACGTAGAGCCCTGCGCCTGATGGCGGAGTAGTCTCGGCTCCAAGGACGGTGTAAGCCACCTTTCGAGCACACTCACCGAACGACGAGTAGCGCAGTGGTGTGCCAAGTGCTGTTGGCTTTGGCTTGTTCTCTGCTTCCAACTTCTCAAGCAGGGCAGAGGCGAGGCCGCCAGATGGTTGTGGTGTTTTCCAATCAGTCATTGCCTAGTCTCCCTAGAACGGTTTGTCCAACAGTGATGGCGGATGCCAACTTCTCTTCTTCAATAAGGGCAATCATTGTGTCAATCGCAATGTGCAACTGGTTGACCTGCCCACGCCAATACAACGCTTCTTCGTTGCTCTCTCGACGTTGCTTCTGCGCCCATGCCATGTTGCTCATGCTTCCACCTTCACATACTTCTCACAGGCGCAACCTGTCAGGCGGTAGCACCGACCAAGTTTCAGTGGTTGCTTTCCGGGAATGAGGTGGAGTGACCAGTAGTGACCACACTCACACTTCCCTTCCTTGTATGTCTCGCTCATTGTGAGCTCCTTTCGTTGACAGATGTATTTCTACCAGAGGGTTGTAACACTGTCAAGAATCATTTTTGCCAGCCCTCTTTTTTCTTGTCCATTGGCCGGATAGCGAACTGCCAGGTGATGCCTCGCTCTGGCGTAGTGACCCACATTGCTTGTTGTGGTTCTTCAAAACCAAAGTTGTTGATAGAGGCATACTCGTCATAGCCTTTGAGTGAGCCATTGACGGTGAACGATGGCCCCCAAATCAGCTGGTGGAAGTGTCCCATTACCAAATGGTCGTAAGGGTTGTCCATTGCCGCATAGTTCTTCCCCTTACGGAAGTTCATCAACGACAGTGGAGTGAAGATGCCACTGATTCCTCCGCCGCCACGAGCCGAGTCTCCATGAGTCATCAGGATTCGAGTGTCGTACTGCTGCACGATTACGTCAGCGGTGTGCGGAACGTCCCATGTGAACCTCTTGTCTCCCCGCAACTCTCGCTGGAGGACACGAGTGAAGAACCAGTCAAAGTTGTCCTGCACTCTTGACTTCATAATCGGCTTGTGAGTCATTCTGCCGTGGTTGCCGACGACGCTTGGAACGTGAACCTTGCCGAAGTGGTCTGCAAGCATCTTCATTCCCGCAACCATTGGGTCAATCCAGTAGTCCAATGAAGCGAGGATGGGAGCCTCATTGGTGTTCCGCAGTTCTTCGTGGATGTTGCCGGAGAACAGGTCGCCTCCCAGCCACAGTCCTAGGCCCTCATACTTCACGCCGGACAGATAGTCACGGGTATGCTCAATGGCCTTCTCAAACGTGCGCTGAAGCCGAATGGTGGCAATCTCACGGCTGTAGGCGTTGACGTAGTTCATCTGCTCGGCAGCAACTACTTCGTCTAGGTGCAGGTCACTGAGCATCAGGTTGGCGATGCCCTTCCCACTTCCCGATTTCTTGGGTTGCAACCAAGTCGGCGGAGTAGCGGTGACTCCATCCATTGCAGTCAGCAGGTCACACTTCTGCTCTAGTGCCTCAATGCGCTTGTCCAGTCGGTCACGTTCCCGGCGAGCATCGTCACGCTCACGTTTGTAGCGTTCAGACGATTTCTCTGGCACCACAACAAAGTCCTCAAGACTCATGCGTTGACCATGTAGCAGGAGCAGGAGCCGACTTGGTGGCGCTTCACCGTCTGCTCGGAGACTGCCTTGCCATACTTGGTCAGGGCTTGGGAGAGAGGCCACGGGCGCATCTTGACGAGCCACCCTTCCAGCGTGGTCTTGTCGTCTGCATCAAGTTCCTCAAGGATTCGAGCAACCTTGCAAGGCTTTGGATCGTTGTTGATGATGTCTTTCAAGGGCATTTGACTTCTCCTATCTCGGTGCGGATTTCGCTTGGCATGGTGGTGTAGATGTCTTTGTTTGCCCAGTCTTGTGCAGGCCGGTAATCTCCGGCGAGCAGGCCAGCAGCAACAAGCCCTGAGCAAATCCAAGTCTTTGCTTGGCGAAGGCAGATGGAATCGGGGATGATGATGTCCACCGCACAGGACAGGATGCTGAGAAACCCATACTTTGCGCCGACCTGCGAGTGGATGAACAGGTAGAAGGAGAAGCGGTCAACCTCTAGGGGCAGCGGTACGACTTCGTAGTGACCACCAGGAGCAACTGAGTCCAAGGTCTTGTCGTCGGTTACGCCAGCAGCTTCAGCCTGAAAGATGTACCAAGTACCGTCTGCTGCACGACGAGAGAGAACAGCAACGTGGTTCCAGTTGTCACCGCCCTTGCCACGGATACGTTCGGCAAAGCGAATAGCCTTCCCAATAATGCCCGTTGAGTGGGCGAAAACTAGGTCGCCAGCAATCCAGTCGTTAGGGTTGGTGTTTGGCACTTCATTAGGATACCACTTAGAACCTTAGTTTTGAGGTTCTAGAACTTTAGTTCTGGGGTTCCTCGGTGATGTTCTTGTGGCTCCACTTGACGGAGTGCAAGGTAGCAAAGTAGCCGGTGATGCCGATGGGGATGATGCCGAGCCAGCCTACCCAGCCAAGGTGGATCAACTGCACTCCACTGTAAGAGGCAAGGACAATCTCTGCGTAGTCCTTGAGAGCATCCATCCATCCGGCGAGTTTGGCTTTACCGTTGGCAACTGCGTCGGTGTAGACCGTTCCAGTTACGTCTTTGAGCACCATGCACAGCGAGCCAATGGCGGAATAAAACAGAACTTGTAAGAGAGTTTTCATTCAGGAATGTCAATGCCAAGTTTGTCGCAGATGAGTCCAAGCAAGTCGCCGGGGTTCTGGGTGTTCTTGCCGTTCATTGTGAGTTTCTTTTTGATCTCTGCCAGCGCAACATCTTGGGCTTTGGTGATCTCAATGAGTTGGTCTGCAATTTTGCGAGTGTCTCTGAGTTCCTGTCGGTGCTCAACGTAGGACTTGTGGCTTCGGAAGATGGCGATGATTCCACCGATTAGCCCACCGACAACAAAAAACGCATTGTATGTTTCACCTAGAAGTGTGGGCCAATCCGTAGCAAGCATTATGCACCCAACGCTCCCCAAGTGGCATTTCCGCAGATACCGTCCACAATGAGCTTGTGTTGGTTCTGGAACTGCCGGACAGCGGCTTCCGTCATTTGGCCGAATACTCCGTCAATCCTCAACTTGTAGCCCTTCCCGACAAGGAGTTGTTGCATCTTCGTGACGTACTGCCCTGATGCGCCGGGGCCGATGGTTGGTGGCTTTGGCTTCGGTGGTTGCGGAACAGGTGGCTTTACAGGAGGCGTTGGTGTTGCATCCTTTGGAATGAAGCGCAGGTAGGTCTGGGGGAGTCGCCCATCTTGGCTGACTCGAACGTAAGAGGGGTCGCCGTTCTGCCCCATGCTGACGGTCAAAGGGTCGCTTCCTGCCTCAACGATGATGGCGGTGTGCCAGCCGGTGCCAGGGCCATACACAACCACATCACCTGGTATCACATCTGATAACGGAATCTTGGTGCCGTGAGAGAGCAGGGTTCCGGTGTAGCCGTAGCCGTTGTAGTTGCAGCCGTTAGGGTCTGGCGCTCCTGCCCATGAATAGCAAGACGTTACCCATGATGAGCAGTCAGAAGTAATGGGGAGCTGGAATGGTTTGTGTACCGCTTCCATGCGGAGAGGGCCTTCAGAGTAAGTGAAGTGCGCCTTGTTCTCTACGCCCCACTTGGCGGCGGCAACGATCTTGTCTCGCATGGTGGTCATTAGTAACCGCAGACCGTCACCATGAAGCGGACAGAACCAGTGATGCCTACGCCAGTAGCGTCAAGACACTTGATGTTGCAGGAATAAAGTTGCGTCGTGCCATCAACCACTTGCACAGTTGCGCCTTGAGTCACGCCGGTTCCCGAAGCAGAAGCAACAACGCTGACGTTCACGCCGAGAACTGAGTGGGCAAAGGTCGAGGGGAAAGAAATGATGCCCGAACCTGCTGCAAGTGAAGGGGCAGTGGAGAAGGTGTAGTTAATAAGCGTTGCTGGATACGTTGGGTTCGTGCCAGCAAGCGGTGTTTGAGCCGTGAGGTTCTTGCCGTAGGCCGAGGTTTGTGCGGCAGTTGCCGTTGATTGGGCGGTGTTGGCCGTCGTCTGTGCAGTAGCAGCGTTGGCAAGTGCGGTGTTGGCGGTGGAGTTTGCCCCATCTGCAGTTGACTGTGCGGCAGCAGCGTTGGTCACGCCAAGGTTTGCCTGCTCTGGAACATCTGATGAGTAGGTGTGAATGACTGGGTTACTTGTTGAAGCAGCGTGGGTGCTCTTGGTCGTTCCGTCATAGCCTCGAATAGCGTCGGTGATGGTGTTGCCGACAAGTGAACCCTGCGGGCAAAGCACCTTTTCCTCGGTGGGCAGGCCGTAGTCCAAGGTCACGACAAATGGGCCGGAAGTGCCGAGAGGCTGACTTGTGCTGGCTCCGTTAATCGTCTCAACCCAAGATGAAGCGTCAATGACGGAGAACGTCACGGTGCTTCCAACGGTAGTCGTGATCGGAAGCCCAAGGTATGTCGCTACGGCACAGCCTGAGAAGGAGTTAGGGACAGTCATACTTACCTATTCTACTGCAACGGTGGCTTCTCATAAGAGAAACCGTTGATGGTCTTGAGGGTGCAAACGATGAGGCCGAGGTAGCCCTTCTGGTAATCCGCCCGCTGGCGCTCAGGACACCACTCAACAGACTCAATGATGACTCGTGCGGACAGTCGGCCCTCGACATACCAGACGACGCTTGCTGCACGACGAATCTGGTCAAGGTAGTAATACTCGCCGTAAGGGTCATACCAAGTGTCTGCGCCTTCAACCACTGAGTCGGGGTAGGGCGACAGGACAACCATGATGTTTGTCTCGGAGGCAACTTGCGGGAGTGCGTCAAGCTGCCAACGGCTGAGGACAGGGCTCTTGTTATCTGATGCGGTAAGAGTGAGGCTGACGTTGAACTGCTTGCCCGACAGTCCTGCAAAGTTCGTGACCGAGGGGATTGGCATTGGGTCATTGGGGTTGTAGATGCCAAGGTCTGCGCCGTTCGCCCACTCACCGAGAAGGATCGGGTCGCCGTTGTCCACCGTGATGTTGGCGAACACGCTGCCTGCCATGTCTGGTGCGGTAATGCGGAGATAGAGGGCAGTCTTGTTCTCTGGAATGTCGTAGGAGATTTGGCCGGAAGTAAAGATTCCCGAAGGCACAAGGTTTGCGGATTGCTGCCAGACTCCTGCTGCTGCGCCAGAACCGAGGACTGAAATAAGCGGTGCATTTTGGGTGTAGTCCCAGTCAATGTCTACCGTTCCCTGCCCTGTCACCATGAGGTCAGAGGCGTAGGCAAGAGCGAGGTCGTCAATGAAGTTGGTCAAGTCCATGCGCCCAATGCCGGTGCTGGTGCCATCGTAGTTAGACCAGGTGAACCAAACGTATTGCTTGTAGCCAACGAAGCCGGTGACAGGCAGAGCTTCTTGGTAGTTGATACCAGGGACAATCGGGCCAGCCTTCAAGTCGCCGGTTCCGTTTGCCGTTGGGTCGTAGGCGTTAAGGGTCTGGCACATTCGAGCGCCAAGGTTGGTGCCGACGAAAATGTAGTTCAGGTAAGGGTAGAGAGCAGTTGGGTATTCCCCTGCTGCGAAGGGCAATGCTCGGATTGGGTAGTCGTAGCCTGAAGATGTAGCTCCAGCAGTAGCGTTTTGCGTCGTGCGGTAGACAGCGCCATCAGACTTCTGCCCAGCAATGAGGTTGTAGCCGGAAGCGTAAATCTGTGAAGTGCCTTGGCAAATGGCCGACCAAACCCAAGTGTTTGAGAGTGCTCCGGTTCCGCCAACCTGCCCAACGTTCCCAACGTTGCCTGCAATGTTTGGAGTAACAATGTCGGCTGCCACAGGAGCATCGCCAAAGTCGTGCGTGGCAGCCATGGCGAAAAGGTATGGCCCTGCGTAGCCGCTCTCTGCAGTTCCGCCGCCAAGCCACAGGCGATCAGCAGCCCACTCACAAATGGCATAGCCAAGGTAAGTGCTGTCAACGTCAACATACTGCGTGAACGCCATTGCAGTCGTGCCTAGTGGTGCGGCATACACTCCGCCTGTCTTGCAAGCAACAAAGACGTAGGAACCGTTGTGGCAAATTGAAGTGTAAGCAACGGTGCCGCCTACTTCTGGCAAACCGGAACATTCAATAAGCGATCCGCCATCATAGCGATACTTCAGTTTGTCAGACTCAAGGTAAAAGACATACTTGCCTGCACTCATCGTTGCAACAAGCGAAGTGGTTGGGGTGTAGGCCAATGAGCCGGTGCGAGTGGTGTCCTGAAGGAGTGACAGTTGGTGGGACACCCAAGGGTTGATGCCCTTAGAGGTGAAATACCTGTCAGGGTTGGACTGCTTGGCATCGTAGAACTTCTGCCCTGCGCCGAGCGCCCAGTTCTGTCCACTTCTCCGCCACAGACCTGCGGTGTTGACGACGTTCTCACCTGATGAGTTATCAAAGTTGAGCGAGTCACGTTGCGCTGGGATGCTCGTGTGCTTGAAAGCGGTGCGCCGGTAGAAGTCCAGCGAGGTGTCTACGTTGTAGAAGTGTCCGGCGAGAGAGACAGAGAAGTTGCCGGGTGGCGGAATGATTGGGGCTTCAAGATTGGGGAATGCTAAAGGTACGGTGTTGCCGGTGTAAGTCGTGCCGGGGATACCTACCGGAGTAGTAAGCGCATGTTCTCCCATTTAGATACCAATGGGCTTCATAATTGGCCAGCGGTTGCGGAACCTGTTGGCTTCTTCGTCCATTCGCTTCTGGTAAACCTGCTCAAGTCCTGCTACGGAGTTCATCACGTTTCCGGCAACTACTTCGGTTCCCTTACGCATGTCCGGCTGGGAGTCAGTGAAGTTCCGCTTGATTTCCCGAACAAGAGTCAAGTCAATCTCTGCTCGAAGTGCAGGAATGTCCAACGCCGTGAGTGGCAGGCCAAGGTCAGCCATTTCTTGATCGGTGCTAGTCGCCCGCAAGAATGGGCCACCAATTGCAAGCTGCATCGGGAGTCCTGGCATTGCTGATGAGTTGACAAACAACGCATAGCCACCGGGAATCTTGGAGTTCTTGATACCACGCTGCACTCGGAAACTCCGCATGGTGGGGAAGTAGTGCGAAGGGTCAGGCAAGTCATACGACAGGCTCAGAATGGTGTGGAAGTCAGGCATGACTCCGGCAGCAGCCAAGTCGTAGCCTCGAAGCACAGGGTTGTAGGTAATCGTCGTGTAGTACTCACGCATGATTCCCATGCCTGGGGCAGACATAGCAGCAAGAGCGTCGTTAAGAGCAACTGCGATAGCCCAACGAGTGTACTTGGGGTTGATGTAGACCGTTGCACCGAGAGCGTGGTTGGCGTTCGTTGAGCCTTCATAGGCCGGTGTGACAGTGACGGTGTAGACAGGCGGAGTAGTGCTGGACACCGTGACTCCGTTGACAAGGAACACTTCTTCGTCAATAGCCAAGATGCTGCCGACCTGAATGGACTGCGCTTGAACGCCGGTCATGTTGAGAACAGTGTTTGACCGGAAAACCTGCGCCGTTCCGGGGCCATCTGATGTGCCAATGCTGCTGCTCTGAATGGTGAACTGACTTGAGGTGGCGCTTATAATCTTGCCGCCGTGGTTCAGGCTTGCGCCAGTCGTCACCGGGAGTCCGGCAACACTGACGTTCTCCCCAACTTGGTAGTCATTGGCTGCGGTGTAGGTGATTGAGGAACCTGTGCCGACAGCAGAGGTGACAGTTACGGTGTCTGCGGTAGGAGTGATGTATTGCTGCGACAGATTGGCGGTGAACTCCCGCTGGTTAGACATGACGTTGCGATAGACACGCTCGATTTGATCGCCAAAAGTAGAACCCGCGAAGCCGCCAGCCGCCATTTAACTATTCTACCTTACGCTAGGTCAGGGGCGAACTCGGAAAGAGCAGCCTTGAGAGTGGATTGGTCGTCAATAATCTGGCCGGAGATGACCTCAAACTTTGTTGATGCGCCTGCCTCGATTGCGGCAGCTCCTTTGGTGGACTTGGGTTGCAGTCCTTCTTCTCTCATGCGCTTGTAGGCCGGAAGGTCTTTGGACTGCTGCTTCTCAGTCTCTTTCATTGCACTTGCGACGCTACGAGTAGCCATTGCTGATGGAGCAAAGGACACGCTAGAGGCTTTGCAGCCGAAGCAATTTTCTTTACATGATGGATTTGGGTGGGCCATTGCTAGATCCTACTTGTACATGGCGTAATACTGTGGCGACCAATAGGAAATGTCGGGAGTAAACGTGGTGGGGAACGATGGGATTGTGGTGCTGCCAATGTTTGCCCGGAATCCAACGTAAGGCAAAAAGTGCATGTAGTTGTTGAAGCCAAACAAGTTGACTGGGTTGATGTATGCGCCGGAGTGGTAAGCGAAGTAGCCAAAGTAGTAATAACCGGAAGCCGGGACTGTGTATGACGACGCTGCACCGGAAGCGATGTTGGCAACTGGGAAGTCCCAGATAGCGTTGCTAGCAGTTGAGTAGTTGGTCTTGGTTGATGATGCAGCGACCATCTGGTAACTGCTATTGGCGATAACCGCCCATGTGATTGCAGCCTGTGGTGCTGTGCCGCCATCTGCCCCGACCACTGTGGAGATGTTAGTGATGACAGTTCCAGCGGTGAGATAAATGCTAGTGAAGTAAACGATTTGTGGCGTGGTGCTTGAGATGTCGGCAAGCGTTCCTGTTGCTCCGCAAAAACTTCGAGGAATGTTCTCTTGGTATCCGGCGATTGGCGGGCAAATGTTCAGCGAAGAACCTTGGAAGCCTTGATTACCTTGAGCGCCTTGCGATCCTTGGACACCTTGAGAACCCTGCGCCCCCTGTGGGCCTTGCGCTCCCTGTGCGCCATCAGCACCTTGGTATCCCTGTGGGCCGGGGACGATTGAGTTATCGCCTTGGAATCCTTGTGGCCCCTGTGCGCCCTGCTCTCCTTGAGGGCCTTGAGTGCCGTGAGCAAATTGCACCTGCTGGACAGTAGCCAAGTCGTGAGCGCCAACTCCATCAGCAAAGCCAGTTGCTCGCTTGCTGTTGCCTGCAAGGTTGGCGGCAAGAGTGATGGTTCCACGCCCGCTGTCGGTCAAAAGAGCATTGCCGTAGTACTTCCAGCTCAGTTGACCGTTGTAATCAAAGGACAAGTAGTAAGGCTCGTTAGTCGGGAGAACCATGCGGAACTCTCCGGGGCCTCCAAATCCTGCGCCGGTTTCCACTGGGCCTGCATCTGCTCCGTAGCCTCCAGGAGGAAGGCTATTGAGAACTGGTGGAGTCGTGAAACGTGAAGCGAGGTAGCCGTAGACAACTGCGCCTGCTGTCGGGCCGGACTCGGTGATGAAGGTATCTGAAATGGTCTGGGTCATTATGACAAACCAAACCAAAGAGCAGCGGAGTTGGAGTTACCCGGCGTGCCAGAAATCTGCGAACCAACTGCTGGAAGGTTTGTAGAGCCAAGGGTGACGAAACGGCCAGTCAAAGTGTTTGCGCTGAATGTCACGTTGATTCCAGCAAAAGCACTTGTCAATGCACCTGCCGTACCTGACAACTGTGGAGCCGTAGTTGCTGAGTTGAGATACCAGCCAACGTAATAAACGCCAGTGGTGGGGATTGTGTAGGTGGCTGCAAACGCAACTTTGGCTGCACCGGAGCCAGCAAACTGGCCTGTAGCGGTCAACGCTCGACAATAGCCAGCAGTATCAAACAAACCAATTTGCCCTTGACCCCCAACAGTGGTGCCAGCAGTTGTGACATAAAAATGAACGTTGGTCACTACGGTTCCTGCAGTTAAATAAACCGAAGCAAAATACTGAGCGCCTGTTGCTATTGCCCTTGCTGTTTGAGCAAGAATTGGATCAGTAACCCAACTGACAAGTCCGTTTGCAGATGGTGGCATTTGTGCAAACCCACCTTGATTGCCTTGGTTGCCTTGCGACCCTTGTGCTCCGGTGGCACCTTGAGCGCCGGTAGAACCTTGTGCGCCGGTGCTGCCCTGTGCGCCGGTAGCACCTTGCGTTCCTTGTGGGCCTTGTGCGCCAATAGTGGAATAAGTCAGACCTGTTGCAGTTCCGTTGACGACAAGAGCTTGCCCTTGTGTGCCAATAGTTGAAAGCCCAGTGCCGCCATTAGCAGTTGGCAAAACATCTACAAGGTGGTCTGCGCCATTAGTACCGACCATGTACCACTGACTGCCGTTGTAGTTCACAAACGAGTATGTGCCTTGCGATGAAACGGTGTAAGTAGTTACGCCAGTTCCCGAACCAAGGGGGATCATTGAAGGTGTAAAACTGAGGTTCACTGATACTGAAGCCTTGTTTACAACTGTCCAAGTAGAACCGTCAATCGGGTTAGATGGGGCAGTAAGTGTTTGGCTTGCAGTAGAACCCGAAAAGATGGTCGTTTCGTTGCGGGTAACGGTGGCTGAAGCAGAGCGAAGTGAAAGATGCGATGAGATGGTTGAAGTCCATGTGCCGGGCGTTCCAGCTGTAGTGCAGACCCAAATGGTTCCGCTTTGGTCAACTACAAAATCTCCAACGGCAAACGTGCCAGAGGTAGGGGCAGTATTAGTTGTGCCACCAGCGTATCGAGTTGCGCCTTGCGCCCCTTGCAGGCCGATTGGGTAGCCTTGGTTGCCGTTATTGCCTTGGAATCCTTGGTTGCCCTGAAAACCCTGCGAACCTTGAACACCTTGCGAACCTTGGCTTCCTTGAGCGCCTTGACTACCATTTCCTCCGGTTGCGCCTTGACTACCATTTTCGCCTTGGAAACCTTGGACTCCTTGGAACCCCTGATTACCTTGGCTACCTTGGACTCCCTGAGTCCCCTGACTGCCTTGCGCTCCTTGGCTTCCAGTGGCCCCTGTAGTGCCTTGTGAGCCCTGCAAACCCTGAGTGCCTTGGAATCCTTGTGAACCCTGATTTCCTTGCGCTCCGGCAGTTCCCTGTGAACCTTGCGGGCCGGTGTCTCCTTGGAAACCTTGAGCACCATCGTTGCCCTGAAAACCCTGTGGGCCTTGGGAGCCGGTGTCACCTTGCGAACCTTGGGGGCCGACATCTCCTTGGTTGCCCTGCCTACCTTGGAAGCCCTGTGCTCCCTGCGCACCTTGGTAGCCTTGGAAGCCACGAGCGCCGGTAGCACCTTGGGCTCCTTGGGCTCCGTCATTTCCCTGAGGGCCTTGGCTTCCCATGTCACCCTGAGGGCCAGCATCTCCCTGTGGGCCTGTGTCTCCGGGCCGACCTTGCCAACCTTGGTAGCCTCTGTCGCCTTGGACTCCCTGAGTTCCTTGCGTTCCCTGAGCACCCTGAAATCCCTGAGCGCCTTGCACACCTTGGGGGCCTTGTTCACCTTTCGGGCCGGAAAGGAGTTGGCTTTTGATAACGAGGTCAGTGTCGTCTACGCCGGGAGCGAAGCGGATACCACGCTGGAAGGCTCCGTCAAGTGAGCCGGATAGGGCAATCTGCCCTTGTGCGCCATCAACAAAATCAGCAGCGTTGTACAACTTGTAGGTCGTTTGACCGTTGTAGGTGAATGAGCAGTAGTAAGGCTCGTTGGTAGGAGTGCCGATAGCAAAAGTGCCAGGGCCACCAAACTCAGGGCCGGTAGTGACTGGGCCTGCATCAACAACTCCGGGGAAGGGAGTGTTGAGAGTCGGCGGAGATGAGAACCGGCTCGCCTTAAATGCGTTGACGACAGCCCCATTAGTAGGGCCGTTGGAAGTCACAAAGGTATCAGCGATAGATTGGGTCATGGAGTAACCGTGATTCGATCTTCGTAGCCTGCTGCCGACAATTTCTCTGCTTCGCCTGCGGTAATGGTGTAGATGTGACCACCGAGGTAAATCTTCTCAATGCGGACTGGGAGCGTCTTGAAGCTTAGTGTACCGTCAATGTTTGTCCACTGCGCATAGGGAGCGTTTGGTTCAGTTGGGTTGAACGGCAGAGGGAAGTTGGTGTTCTGGTTCTCTGGCGTTGGGTAGTCCTGAGCGAACGTACCATCAGACAGGGCGTAGACGTTAACCCCTTTGTATTCCGGCTGGTAGTAGCGGAATAAAAGGTATTGTAGCCCTCTCGTATCCGCCAAATAGCGGGGGAGAATCTTGGCTACTGGTGGCTCAAAGGTGTAGGTCGCCACTTAGCGACCCCTCATGCGCTCCATGGCTTCGTGGTCAATCGCACCACGGGTCTCCGACAGAACGGTGGCAGGGGCCTGTTCGACTGCGCCGCCTGCGCCCATAGTGAAGTAGGTGCGCCCACCAGAGATAGCGTCGTTCATCGCAGTTGGGTTGATGAACACGATGTCCATGCCGACATCTTCAACGCCTGAAGTGTCGTCGGTGCTAAAGCGATTCCCAATCATCAGTTACCGCCTTGGTAGGTGCTGTAAGCCTGTGGGTAGCCCGGCTTGTCTGGCAAGTCTTTGGTTCGCACAGCAGCAAGGACTTCAGTGGTTGGAACGTTGACTGCGCCGAACGTTGATGTGCGGCTGGTGTCGCCAGAGAAGCCACGGAAAGGAGCCGAGGAACTTCCAGCGTTCATTGGGTCAAGGTGGTGAGCAATGGTGCCGAGCAGAAACTCAGAGCCAACGCTTGCACACTCACCAGCAGGGCAGGTGTCTTTCATTACAGACCTAACTTCCGAACAGAGACAAGGCCATCGCCTGAAGTCTCAGGTGGGTTGTTGTTGATCTTCGGGTCACGCATGGCGAGAGGAACCTGAGCGTTCTCAAAGTCCATCTTCACCAGACCGTCGCCTGCATACCAAGAAGGGTTGTTGTCCTTGATCCAAGCGTCACGGTAGTTGGCATCAGCTCGGTCGGCACGAGTGCCGGGAAGCGGAGTGCCAGGGTCGCCCATTGCGCCTTCAAGGGAAACGGTGCGGCCAGTTCCATCATAAGAGAGAGGCATCTAGTTACCTTCCACGAGTTCCGAGAGGTCGAGGACAGGCTTGCCACTTCCGTACCAAGTGGTCTTACCGCAGGCGTGGCATTGGATTTGGTGAACATTCACCATCACATCCAACGCTCCACAGTGTCCGCACTTGTTTACTTTGTGACGAGCCATGCCCTCTCCCTTTCAGTTCAGTCCGTTGACTTAGTTGTCAATCGCTGGGTCAATGTTGCTCAGCGAGGACTGCGTGAAGTACTGGATGACTGCTGGCTGACGGAACACCGAGTAGCCACCGAGCCAGTACCAACCAAGCGGCACGAAACGACGGAGGGTGTCCGTGATTGGGCCGGGGATGATCTTTGGCACAGGGCCGTTGCCATCAACGATGGAGTGAACCTTAGCCAAGGACTGACGACCCATGAGGTAGGTCGTGTAGACCGGGCTACCCAAGCCGGTTCCACCTGAGGTGACAACAACCGATGAGGTTGCAGCGGCAAGGTCGTTGTCAGTTCCAACAAAGTCAACCGAAACGCTGGTTGGCGCAGCTGGTGCTCCAATAGTGGGAGCAATAACCTTGAATTTGACAACAAAGCCGGTAGCCGAGTCCGTGATGGTGAAGGTTGCGCCTTCAGCCAAAACAAAGCCGTTAACCCCAGCCAGAACCACAGCACTATCACCAGCGGTGTAGTTCTCAGCGAGCGTCAATGGCTGAACGTTGTCGTCGGCAGGTGAGTTGTAAACCTGAGCACGAGGGGTTTCAATGAAGCGGAAACCGTTGAGTGCGCCAACTTCACCGGCCCAGATCTCAGCAGGCTGAGCGTACTGGTGAGGTGCGAGGTAGTTGTTGGTCAACTGAAGGTCGTAGGCAACGTCTGGGTGAATCACCGCTGCGTAGTACGAACCGAACGGAGCAACGTTCTGTGCGCGCAGGTTCTTCTGTGCGGCCAAGATGTCGTTGTACGAAGCGGTTGCGCCAGTTGACAAAGCAGCAACATTGGCAATGGTGGCTGTTTTGGAAGCGCCAAGGGAAGCGCCGGTTGGCACTTTCCACTGAGTTCCCTGTCCGATGGAGTCACGAGCAACCGAGTCAATGCTGACACCGGCGTTGTAGCCGATGACGTTAGCAACGATTGGGTCAATCTCGACGTATGCCTCACCACGAAGAACGGCAGAGGTCGTCACGGCTGAACCGTACTCTTGCAGCGCCACAGTGATTTGTGAGTTGCTGAGGGTTTGGGTCGTGATGTCCGTGGTTTGCGACAGCGGGGTGACTGCTGCAACGAGGTCGTTCTGGATGGTGAACGTAACTGACGAACCTGGCATTGACTGGTTGACAGACTTGACATCTGCGAGCTGGTCAAAGATGAGTTCAGGGCGGAGGGCGAAGTACGCCATCCGGTCGTAGGCTTGCTGAACGTAAGTTACGTTCGTTGAGCCGGTGATGTTACCGAGGGGGCCTGGGTTAACAGCCATTTTGTTCTCCTAAGAGGTTGAAGGGTTTAGTTGTTGCCAGCCGTGAAGCCGAGACCGGCATCACTGAACTGTCGAACGACTGCCATCATTTCCTCTTGCGTTGATGCACCTGCCATAGCGGACATGAACTTGTCGCCGGGAGACATCCCTGCTCCAACTCCTGTACCACTTGTTGCACCTTGGGCTCTTGCGAGTCCAGCGAGTTCATTTGAGTAGTCGGGCTCCTGTTGGGCTGGTGCCTGTTGGAAGATTCCGTATTCCTCTGCGGCCTTGCGGATCGCATCTGGATCGGTGTCTCCGTCCCAAGCCTTCCGAAGTAGAGCACCTGGCCCTGTCTCTGGAATACCTGCCTTGGTGAAGGCTACTTCTCGTTTCATCGCTGCTAGTTCGCTTTGAGCATCTGCTAGTTCCCGCTTGGCATCTTTAGCCTTGCGAAGTTCCTTGCGGATGTTCTCATCGAGAACTTCAGGTTCGGTGTCATCTTCGTAAAAGTCATCTGACATGGCAATCGCTCCATTTCCAATACGCACTATGACAGGAGGTGTCACAGCGGAGATCTACGCACGTTTACGCCGCAGGGTTTGTGCTTTCCCCTGCAGGATTGAAACGGCCATCTCCACCGACAGGCGGACAGCTCACGCTTCACTACTTAGTGTACACCAATAAGCGTATGTAAGTACGGTTATTCTGCTGCGGCGTACCCTGCGCCAATGACACCCTTTTGGTTGGCGACATCTCCACCACCTGCTTTGAGTGGTGCGGCCTGTGCTTCTTGTGCGCCGGCAAGGGTCTGTTGGGCTGCGGTGCTCGTGCCTACTGCGCCTTGCAGGAGTTGGTCTTGGGTAAGTCCTTGTCGAGCCTGACCAGGTGCAGTCCCCATGAGCCCCTTCATTGTTCCAGCTTGCTGGATGCCTTGGGCAACGTTAACGCCCTTAGTGGTCTGGAAGTTTGCAAAGTCCTCGGCCTGCTTGGAAGTAACGCCTTGGAAGCCTGCATCAGCCGCCGATGCTCCAAGTTTGGCGGCGCTTACCTTGCGTTCAATGGCTGCGGAGCCATTCTTCGGGTCAATGATGTAGTGAACAATGTCGCCGGGGTTGAGGTTGTAATACTGCTGAAGCATCTTCAGCGTTGAGGGGTCAGCCTTTTGCATTGTTTCATA